AAACGTTTTAGTTGGCAGCTACCCCGCAGCCTGTACGGAAGCTGGGACCAAGGCGTGGTGTCCGATGTGGTGTCGTATGAAGTCCGCTACAAGCAAGGCGGCCTGATCGACAGCAATCCCGCAACCACATGGGAACAGGGGATTGAGTTGTATTCCGGTGGTGTGACCGCCGCGCAGCAGTGGTTTGAGACCAGCCTGTTCGACACCGATGAATGGACCGTGATGGTCAAATCGGTGGACGCCACCCAATGGCGCAGCGACACTCCCGCCACCATCCTGCTCAACGTTGGCGCTCCGCCGATCAGCAACGCCGTCTACGACGAGTGCATCGACAACACAACATGGCCGGGAAGCTACATCAACGCTGCTATTAGCGATAACTATTACCTGATCACTCAAGACGGTATTTTCCTGACCACGCAAAACGGCGCCTACATCACTGGCGACACCGGCAACGACGTACTGCAACAGATCAACCCGCTGGAAGACGCCTACTACACCTGGAACTTCGATAACAACTTCCTTGAAAGCGCCATCCTGATTACCACCACCGCCACGGCAACGTACCAGCACAGCATTGGCGCCTTGGCCGGCGCAGACACCGTTCTGTTCCAAGAAAACGACGATGATATTTTCCAAGAAAACGACGATCAGATTTTTGCCGAGCAACGTACCTACGGCGCTGGTGTTCTTTCCGGTGAATCGTCTGGCGTTTTGCACCCCTACGCGCCGTATGAGCGTTTGATCGAAGATGTGTACCAAGTTCAGACATTGATTCGCAGCAAAGACGGCGTATCCCCTGGTGCCATCAGCGACATCTGTTTTGAGCTGGATTACCCCGATGTGATCGAATCTCAGAATGATGTGGCCATCAGCAGCAGTGGAGCTGGAACTGCCATCCCGCTGACCAAGCCATTCCGCGCCGTCAAGTCCGTTCAGGTCACGCTGCAGGACACCGGAACCGGCGCCATCAACGCCATTGTTCTGTCTAAGACCACCAGCAGCGTTACAGTGAAGTGCGTCAATAGTTCTGGTACAGCAGTGGCTGGACTGATCGACATCACTGTGGTGGGGTACTGAGATGGCTGGCTTACGGATCTCCCAGTTACCCGCCGCAACAGCGATTGCCAGCGCGGATCTCCTGCCATTTTCCAGCGTCAGTGGCTCCCAGACTCGGCGCATCACGGCCAACAACCTTGCACTGGCACTGGGTTTGCTTGGTACAAGCGTTGGACCGACGCAGCCTTCCACCCCTGCCAACGGTCAACTTTGGGTCGATACCAGCAGCAACCCACCGCTGCTCAAAGTCTGGAATGGCGCCACGTTCACCATCGTCTCGTTCCAGCCCGGCGCGTCGATCATCACCAGCCCATCAGGCACGGCACCTAGCAGTCCGGCACTGGGTCAGTTGTGGCAAGACACAGCGCAGACGCCAGACGAACTGAAGATGTGGGACGGCACCAACTGGGTGCGCGTTGACCCTGACGGCATTGACCAAACCTTTGCGGACGCCCGTTACCTACAGATCACCACTGCAGCCAGCACCTACCTAGCTCTGGCTGGTGGGACGATGACCGGCAACCTGACGCTGGTGGGCAACCCCAGCACCACAAACATGGCCGCCAACAAGGGCTATGTCGATACGCAGGTTGCATCCATCACGCCACAGGACATGACTCCTGCTGGCACCATCATCTGGAGCGCACGCAACACTGCACCAACCGGCTATCTGAAGGCCAACGGCGCAGCAATTAGCCGCACAACTTACGCCACATTGTTTAGCGCTATCGGCACCACATTTGGCTCAGGCGATGGCTCTACTACTTTCAACGTGCCGGATCTGCGCGGTGAATTTGCCCGTGGCTGGGACGACGGACGCGGCATTGATACGGGTCGAACTTTTGGCTCCGCGCAAGCCAGCGCCAACTTGGCTCACACGCACGGCATCACCGATCCGGGTCACGCCCACACCGTTCAGTACAACAACGGCGCTTGGAACACTGGCACTTCCGGCAACACCGCCGTGGCCGCCGACCAAGGCACATCACCTCGGGCAACGACAACCGTAAGCACCGGCATCACAATCAACAACAGCGGTGACACCGAGGCACGACCCAGAAACATCGCGCTGCTGGCTTGTATTAAGACTTGAGCCGCGCCTAAACTCAACCTACCGGAGCATCAACGATGGCTACCACCAAGATCACTGACCTGACGGCTTACACGGATCCGGTTAGCACTGATGTGCTGCCAATCGTTGACGTTACCAGCGACGTGACCAAAAAGGTCAGTATCGCCAACGTGATGAAGAACGCCAGCCTTGGTACGGCGGCAGCTCCGGCTATTTCCTTCGACGGCGACCCCAACACCGGCATCTATTCCCCCGGCGCCGATCAGGTTGCGGTGACCACCGGCGGCACGCAGCGTCTGCTGATTGATTCTGCTGGCGCGGTAACGATTGCAGGCGACCTGACTGTTAACGGTACGACCACCAATATCAACACCACCAACCTTGTTATTGAAGACAAAAATATTATCCTTGGCGATGTAACTACCCCTACCGATGTAACCGCAGACGGTGGCGGCATCACGCTGAAAGGTACGACCGATAAAACCATCAACTGGGTTGATTCCACCGATGCGTGGACCAGCTCTGAGCGTTTTAGCTATCCGCTCGGTTCTGCTGCTGCACCCACGCTGACCTTCACCGGCGATGCAAATACTGGTATTTATTCTCCCGGCGCCGATCAAGTAGCCATCTCAACTAGTGGTACTGGGCGGTTGTTTGTTGATGCGAATGGGAATGTTGGAGTTGGTGCTGCGAGTCCTGTCAATAATGCTGGCTACGGCGGATTAACCATAAACGGAGCGGATGGGGCCATCCTGTCCATGATGCAAGGCGGAGCCGAAACGTTTCGAGTTACAAACGCAACGGGCTACTCATTCATTAATACGACTGGAGCGACACCTCTACTTTTTGGTACTGGAGCCAATGAGCGGATGCGCCTAACCTCCGCTGGCCTCTTAGGTCTGGGGTCTACTCTTGCTGGCAACGCTAACAACCGGTTGCTTGTTCGCAGTGACAGCGCATCAGCAATTAGCAATGTGTTGCTCCTGAACAATGGTCCGGCTGATAACAATGCTGGGCAGGGCGTACGAATTAACCTTTCAGGCGTTAGCGAGGCAAATAGCAATATTCGTTATGCCTACATCGAAGCCGCTAACCAAACATCTAGCAACGATCATTATCTGGCTTTTGGCACCAATTCAGCAGCAGCTACCCCAACCGAACGCCTCCGCATCACCTCCGCAGGCAACGTAGGGATTGGCACTACTAGCCCTAGCGAACTCTTAACGGTTGCACCTTCTTCGGGTTCTGCAGGAACTCTTATTTCTGCTCCTGCTAGCAATGCAGGTTATTTAGAAGTTGCTGGAGGTGCTAGCACCGTTCGATCCAGAGTTCAAGCATCGACTACTGACGCTTGGTTTGGGACAATTACAAATCACCCGATTTGGTTTTCCACCAACAACACCGAACGCGCCCGCATTGACAGCTCGGGACGCCTGTTAGTTGGCACGTCTAGTAGCTCAGTTTTGGCTTATTCAAGCGAGCCAAGCATCCAAGTTGAAAGCAACAGTTACTTCAAAAGTTCTCTTTCAGTTTTTAACAACGAAAACACAGACTCTGGTTCAATACTCAGTCTAGGTAAATCTCGGGGAACAGCAGTCGGTTCAAACACTGTTGTTCAATCAGGGGACTACCTTGGGGAGATCTCTTGGGTAGGCGCGGATGGCAGCGATAGAACGAGTATTGCTGCTTCAATAAATTGCCGAGTAGACGGCACTCCTGGCAGCAACGACATGCCGGGGAGGCTAGTGTTCTCCACTACCGCCGACGGAGCGAGCAGCCCGACAGAAAGATTCCGCATTAACAACGCCGGTTCCTTCTCTGCCGTTATCCCAAGTGGCTCGACTCTTTATCCCGCTTTCTGGTCCCGCGCCTGGGTCAACTTCAACGGCACCGGCACCGTAGCAATCCGTGGTAGTGGCAACGTGAGCAGCATTACGGATAACGGGGTGGGGAACTATACGGTGAACTTTACGACGGCGATGGCGGATACAAATTATGCAGTAGTCAGTACGGCAGGTCGAACGTACACATCTTCAGATGCAGGACGAGCGTGCGACATTAACAGAATAAATACGAATAATTTTAGTATTACTGTATTTGAGGCTGCAACATACGCCCTTGATGATGTTGTTGGTGTGTTAGCATCAGTATTTAGGTGAGGTAACCCATTATGAAACGAATCATCTACCAAAACGAGACCGGCGGTGTCTCCATCATCATCCCCACCGGCGAACTTCCCATCGAGGACGTTGCCCAAAAGGACGTGCCTGCTGGCGCCCCTTACCTGTTGGCTGACGTGGCTGACATCCCCGACGACCGCACTTTCCGTGGCGCCTGGGAAGCTGACTTCAGCAACCCTGATGGCTACGGCATCGGTGCCGACGCTTACTTCGCCGCTAAGAAGGCAGCCCAATGATCACGATCAACCTGGACAAAGCCAAGGCTATTGGCCACGACAAGCGCCGCTCCATGCGGGCTGAGGAGTTCAAGCCCTACGACGAGGTGATCATGAAGCAGATCCCCGGCGCTGATCACACGGCTGCCGAAGCTGCGCGACAAGCCATCCGCGACAAGTACGCCTTGATTCAGGATGTAATTGAAGGGGCGTCTACTCCAGAGGAGATTAAGTCTGCTCTCGATGCAGCGTAGTCCTACTCACATCTCACCTTGGCAAGATGACGCGCTCCTTTTCGGAACTCACCAAGGGCTTCGGTCTTGAGCGTCGGGAGCGCATCGAACAGCGCAAGGAGGAGATCCGGCAGTGCCTTCACTTGCCACCTCCCCTAAACTTCACCCACGGATTACACCACCATGGCCAAAGCCTCAACCCCTAGCACCACCTTCACCTGGCGGATTGCCAACCTCGAAAGAGAGACCGCCGATGGATTCGTTCTGACGGCGCACTGGACGCTCTCTGCCGAAGACGGCACCTACAGCAGTGGTGCTTATGGCAGTCTTGGCTTCGAGCGCCCCGACAAGCTGATCCCCTATGCGGATCTCACCGAGGAGATGGTGATCGGCTGGGTAAAGGACAACTTCGGCGCTGAGAAGGTGACCGAGATCGAGGGTGCCCTGCAGCATCAACTCGATGAACAGCGGCATCCGACGCAGGCTGCTGGTGTGCCATGGCAGTGAAGTCGAAGACCGGCACCGCTCGCATCGAGCATCAGCCGGGACCACCGAAGACCACGCGCCAAGGGTATGGACAGCAGTCCCGCCCACGGCGCCGCGGCCGCAAGCCACTGCGGGGGCAAGGCCGCTAATGGATCGCGACACTCTCGAGAATTGGCGCAAGATTCGCGACCACCTCGAGCGTGTCGGGAAGACGGACAACCATTACTATCGCCGTGCGGTGGTCATCCTGCAGGGGAGGCCGGACCCGTTCGATCGCTACGATGGATGGGATGGAAGCCGCAGCAATGGCTGAAGAACCACAGAGCGTAGGTGGCGTCTTCTCCGCCTCGCTGCCCACCGTCTTAGCTACTGGCATGATCGCCATCGGTGGTCTGCTGATCTCAATGCAGATCCAGTCCGCACGGATCGAGGCCACCGTGGTTCAGATGGCCAAATCGATCGAAGAGCTGAAGATCGACGCACGCAACGAACTGTCCGACCTGGACAAACGCGTGCGCGCACTGGAGCTTCAGCAGTAACTTAGAGATTCAGGCACTGCTGCTATGTCCCCTGAAACCATTGCGATCATCGCGATCATCATTGCCGCTGGCTCCGAGATCATCGCCATCACCCCGCTGAAGTCCAATAGCTGGGTCCAGCTTCTCCTCCAAGCGCTGCGCATCATGTTCCCTAAGCGCCGCTGACATGGCCAACACGGCACCGATCACTCTGCAGGCTCTGTTTCGGTACTACAAGGGACTCCCCCATCAGGCCGCGGCGATCAGCCTGCTCGAGCAAGACCTTGCCGCCAATGGCTACCAGGAGGCGATGCGGCGTGATCGGCCGTGGTTCGAGGCTTGGTCGCAGGATGGCAAGCAGGTCGATCTATCGGCTGGCATCAACCTGATCAAGCAGTTCGAGGGTGTGCATCTCTCCGCCTATCCCGATCCGCTCAGCGGTGGCGATCCGTGGACGATCGGCTATGGCACCACCCGCTATAGCGGTGGCGTGCCGGTGAAGCGTGGCGACAAGATCACCATGATCGAGGCCGACATGATGCTCCGCCTTGAGGTGGATCGTATTGCCGACAAGCTGGCCAGCACCATCCCGCACTGGAAGGTGATGGACGACAACCAGCGATCGGCGCTGGTGAGCTT